ACAAATCTCTCAATATGTAGAGAACCAAATCTGGGGTGCTTCTTCAGCTACAACTTGTTTCTCTGGTTTCAAGGAATTAGTAAGACAACAAGGTTCAGGAACTACAACAGTTACTGGTGGTATCGTTGTGACTGGTCAAACTCCAATCGCTTCAACTACAGCATTAGCACAAGTGGATAACCTTATCGAGCAAATCCCTGATGATGTTGTAAACAGAACTGACTGGGTTGTATTTATGTCTCACGCTAACTATAGAAAATACTTAATCAACTATAGAACTGCAAACTACTACCATTTTAACCCTGAAGGTTCTTATGAGGAGTTCAAGACATTCCATCCAGCAACTAACATTTTAGTTCATCCTGTGGGAGGTTTATTAAACTCTAATCTTATTATGTTAGCACCAGCAGGCTATTTAGTAGCAGGTGTGGATTTAATGAGTGATATGGATAATCTTAAGATGTTCTACTCTGTAGATTTCGATGAGGTTAGATTAAGAAGTAATTTCAAGATAGGTGTGCAAATTGCATGGCCTAACTTTGTAATCACTAATGGTTTAACATAAATAAACGGACTTGAAAAGTCAAAAAATTAAAAAACAAAAGTTATGAGTTTTTCATCTTGTTTTACGAGTGCTAATGTATGTAAAGGTTGTAGAGACGCAGTAGGTGGTATTAAATCTGCTTATGTAGTCGCTGGTTGCGTTACTGGAATAACACAGAATGCAGACCAAGAAATCCTTACTGTTGGTGCTTTAAGTGGAACTGTATATCAGTTCCAAGTTGAAAAGAATACATCTAACTTTGTTGAGACAATCCAAGCGAGTTTAGAGAACGGAACTGTGGTTTATAACCAAGTTGTGAATCTCGTTTTCTTGAAATTACAACAATCTACAAGAAACCAAATTAAACTTTTGGCTCAAAATACCAACTTAAAGGTATTTGTTGAAACAAACGAAGGTGATATATTCTATTTAGGCGAGGACTTTGGTCTCGCTTTACAAACGGGGACTGCTGAAACTGGAACTGCATTTGCAGACAGATACGGATACACAGTTGTATTAGAAGGATTTGAGAAAGAACCAGCAAAATTATTAGCAGGTTCTCTACAATCTACTTTAGTAGGACTTACATTATCAAGTTGTCCTTGTTAAATTATATGGGGTTCGGGGGGGATTTATTCTCCCCCAACTTCTTTAGCCACAAATATCTATGAGTAAAAATATAGACAAAAGAGTATGGGGAGTTTTAGGGAAACAACAAACCTATTTCTCACCCCAAAAACAAGTTCAGGGTAAAACTAAAACTCCGTTAAACAGTAATGCGTTCGATAGTTGGGACGCAAAGAGGTCAAGATTCAAGAGAGTTGATGGTTATGAGAATGCTATTCAACAAGGGGGAGCAGTTCCACAGGTTTCAAGCACTCCTGTTGTTTTAACACCCACACCCACCCCTACTATTACTTTAACTCCAAGTATAACTCCTACTATTACTCCAAGTATTACTCCGTCAATTACACCGAGTATAACACCTTCATCTACACCGATAGCAAGTGGAACGACTGAAGCCCAAAATTATTTAGCGGCAGTATTATCAAATGGTGGAACGCTTAATTCAACAATAAGTGCCGCAACTATAACTTTATTTACATCGTTAGTATCAAATAGTTTATGGGATAAGGTTATTGCGTTTTATCCTTATTTGGGGGGTGTGAGTGGTTCTAATAGTTTGGAAGGAAAATTACAAACAGACAAGTATATCACTTATAGTGGTGGTTGGACTTTCAACTCAAGTGGGGCAACTCCAAATGGAGTGAATGCTTCTGCTACAAACAATACCTTCTTGAATACCGCTATGACCTTAAATGATTGTGCGTTATTGACTTATTTAGGAACTGATTTACCACCATCTTCAGGTGATTATTATTTAGAGTTTGGAACTTTCAATAATTTAGGTGCGAATATGTTGGGAGCACTTATACAAGGGAATAATTGTCTTGATACAGATAGTTATTTTTACAATAATGATGGTGGAACGACAAGAATAAGATTAAATAGTAGTTCAATTCCTTCTGGTATAGGTTCGTTCTCGTATAACAGGACAACATCTACAAACTTTAATGTTTGGAGAAACGGGGTTAAATTAGCAACTGATAATGATACGAATGGAGGTGTATTACCTTCAACAAGACCTTTGTATATGCCCGCACCGCTAATCCCTGGAGAACTTACGAATTGGAGCAGAAGACGACATCAAATGGATATTATGTTATTTGGGTTAAATGATACGGATATGACTAATTTATTCACAATCATAAACACTTTCCAAACATCAATAGGGAGAAATGTATATTAAATGAAGACAAGATTTTTATTTTCACAAGGAAGAGTAGAAAATGTGGTATATGTCGCATTACTAACAGAACATCAAAAAGATAGTTTAGTCGGTCAATTAGTTTGTCCCGATGTTTATTTCAATCCAACGATGGATGTGAATGATAATTGGTTCATATCAGAGGAGGAAATAAATAATTCAATATATCCAGAACACGATTGGATAAAAGATTTAACTTTGAGTGAGTATGCTGGCCCTCACAAGTCCATTCAATCAATAACAATAAGTTAGTAATGAATATACTTTTTATACTAATAGATGATAAACTTGATGCCCATTATATCGTAAGCGAATATGTTGATAATAAGGAAGAACCAATTAAATAATTTAATAGCGACTGTGTCTATGAATAAGACACTTGCTAACCCTTACTATCTTTTTTCGTTCCAACATATAGCGTCGAAGGAGAGAATATCATTCATTCCTGAAGTCATCACGAGTAATGTTCGTTATGATAAGTTTAGGTTCAAGGAAGGTGGTAATGTGAATCTACAAGCATCACCTCCTGAAGTATGGTTTGGAAACTACTTGGGTCAGTATTACTACTCCATCTACGAACAATTATCTCCAACCAATACCGATATCGATTTAACATATAACAAATTAGAGAGTGGTAGAGCGTTGGTAATAGTAGGTGATGATAATACCCAAGAGTGTTTCTTTGAGCCTTACATCTCTAATGATGAGGACTTCGCACAGGTTATCTATGTTAGTGAAGAGGAACAATTCTGTATATCAGGTGATACAACGCCAGTTTGTCCTTCAGGATTGACTGGTTCTTGTCCTACATATATTACAAGGTATTCTCCACTCAATAGTATCTATTACAAGAATACAGGAACGACAGCAAACTTCTTATCAAGTTTAGATAGTTGTGCTCCAGTTCAAGTTGCGTTTGATGCTTCAAGAATGTTTATGGTTGATGGTTGTTCTAACTATTACCAATACAATTATACAATCACATCGGGGGGTTGTTTTAATTTAACATTTGTGAATAAATGGGATGTGTGGGAGAGTTCAGGAGCAACACCAAACGCTTCATATTCGTTAGGTATTTTTGATGCCAATAATCTAATTATCGGTGAGAGTGCTTCATTCGTAGAACAAACAGGTTCAACTTTATACAAGTATAATTTAACCACATCAGGTTTAACCAAATGGTTAGAGATAGGTAATAGTGCTCAAGTGTATAACATCTATTATAACACAGGTAATACACAAACTGTTCTTACTTATGGTTCAGCATCAGGTGGAACAGGATACTATCAACTTTATTCTGGTTCAACCAATCCACAACTTGTAGCCGAAATCCCTATAACAATCGGTATCGGTGGTTCAACTATGTATTTTAGTGGTAATACCCCTGTTGCCGTGAATGTTGCTGGTCTTCAGTTCCCATTAAACTTTAGTGCTGGAACTATGAGCCTATTGGAAAACTCGAGTGGTATTCCTATCAACTATGTAGATTTTGGTGATGGATTTGATTATTTATCAAACATAGCACAACCTGCTTCTTGTTATACCTTTAATATTCAAGTATAGTTATACAAGTTGTTAGATATGGATAAAATGAAAAAAAGTGATATTTATTAGTAATGAGCGACAAAAACAAAACAGGATTACATATACAGGAGTTTAATGCTGCATATGTTCCTCAATTCCAAGAGGTAATCAAAAACAAGCCTTGGGTGTTCTACGGAGACGATAATATGTTCCCGAATCACCTACTTACAAACTATCAATATTCCCCAATCACTCGTGCTTGTGCTAATGCTACTATGTATGGTGTAAAGGGTAAAGACCTCATCGTTAAAGAGGGA